TTGGATAATGAATGGGCTACACTTACAATAAAAGAGGTTCCGTTTTGGAGAGATGATATGACCCCAGAAGAGTATGACATAGAGAGGACATACTTTTATGAGAATTTTGATTCATATAAAAAAGGAACCTACATTCCATTGTGGAAACAGAAAAAATAACAGGCTTGATTTTTTAGTTTATAACGCATTTTAATTAAAAATGTAGTTACACCACCAATTCATTAAAACGCAAATTAAACGATTTTAAACGGCATTTAAAGGAGCTGTAAAAAACAGCCTAAATAAAAAAACGACTGCATTCTAACCGAAAGGTAGGAATGCAGTCATTTTTGTGATATAATTTAATATCAATGAAAAACCATATCAACAAGGTACATAAAACTAAAAAGTTTTCTACATTAAAGGTGCTTGGTTTTGCACCTTTTCGAGTTATGCCCAAATTTTAAACATTTTTAACATTTTTCATATTTTCATATCATATTTTTATACAATTTCAAGAATGCAAGCAAAAAAATCACCGAGGCTCACTTTTTCGTGAATCTCGGCTTTTTGATATGCTGTTTTTTACAGCACCTATCGTCAGATTGCATAAACGGAAAGTATTTGTGGGCTTGCCCACACCCACAACCTTTGAAAAGGTCGACTAAACTTTTACAATTGCTTGATAAAACAGTTTTCTAAACCATAATTTACCAAAACTTGTGATAAAGAACCGTTTTAATGAAAATTGTTATGGGTATGTATTACTACACCTTAATTTTACGGCATAATTTAGTATTATTTAGATGTAAACGGTTATTTTGCATTTGATTTAAAATCAGCCTTGTATTAAAAACATAAAGAATATAAGCATATAAAATCAGTGACTTGCTTAGTTAATAGAAGTAGGTGAGGGGTTTTTACTGTATTTGCATATTATAATACAGTTAAAAGCAATGTTTTACGGGAAATAGGCAAAAAGAAAAACCGCATACAAGCCTTAAAAACGGCTTGGTTATGCGGTTTATTTGTGGAGCTGGTGAACGGACTTGAACCGTCGACCTACTGATTACGAAACATTACAAGAATTTGAAAAAGTGCAGTAAACAAGCGTATTTTTATTATACATTGACTAACATCAGACTAACATCATTTTTTGCGGTTCTGCAATCGCAGAGATGTAATCGTTTAGGTCTATAATTTTATTGATTTTCTTAATCTGATTTGTTTGCACTAAATGTGTATAAATATTCAAAGTCGTTTCGGGCTTTGCGTGTCCGAGTTGGTTTTGGACATAAAGTAAATCTTGACCGCAAAAGAACAAGTTTGTAGCAAAAGTATGCCTTAGATAATGTGCGGTGAATCTTTCAATAACAAACGGAACGCCTTTTGGGTCGAACTTACTTTTTGGCTTTCGCTCATATTCGGAAAAATCTCCGTATTTAAGATTGAGGTCTGCCATATAGCTGTCCCACAGTTCTCGCCACGCTGTTGTTGAGAAGAACTCCCCTTTTGTTGTAAGTACAACAAAGTCGGATTGTTTATGGTTCTTTTGATTTTTCAGAAAATCCACAAGGGTGTGGGGAATATTGACTGTTCGTATGCCAGCCTTTGACTTTGCGCCTTGCACAATGTGCGGAGTTCCTGTCATTACAAGTTTTTGATGAACACTAATTTGAGCATTTTCAAGGTCAATGTCATACCATTGCAACGCAAGGCATTCACTTAATCTTAAACCAGACAGCATCATAAGCATAGCGGGAAGCTGTGCTCTGTGTGGCATTTCCATAACCCACCGCTGTTCTTGCTCGGTCAATGCCCTGCGCTCGCTTACAGGTGCATTTTTCGGTATTCTGACATATGTTAATGGATTGTAGTCAAGTATGCGGTTTTCAACAGCAAAGTCAAACACCTGCCTTGCGGTCATTCTGTAATCACGCAGAGTTTTCTTTGAAGTCGGTTTGCCTGTATGTGGATTTCGTGCGAAATAGTCATTTATGATACATTGAAAATCTGCTTTTACAAGTTTGCTGATTGCAACATCGCCTAATACAGAAAACGGTTTAAGGTTTGTTTTATAACTCTTATACTGCTTGTCAGAAGAAAGCAGAGCCTTTTTGTATATCAGCCAATTTTCGCAGAGTTCACTGAACGGCATATTCTCGCTAAGAATATCCATACCTTTGCTGATTTTTAGCTTGATTTCATTTGCTTTGCGTGTAACCTCAGCTTGCGTTTTGCCAAATACAGACTTATACATAGCTTTGCCGTTTTCATCTCGTCCGATATAGATATTTTTTTGATATCTGCCGTCTTTACGCTTTTTCATTTTATAACACTCCTTTTGTTTTAAAAAAGGGTGCAAAAATCCCTTGTGTTTTTATTCGATAAACTTGCAAAACACAAGGGAGTATGGTACAATTATATTGCGTTTAACTGCACCGTTGCACCCTGTGTAATGGTTTCCGCTCTATCCTGTTGGCGCAGGGTAGGGCGGATTTTTTATTCTAATAAATGTTACTGTAAAATCCTACGGCTTTGCCGAGGATACGGACTTTGTTCATTTCTTCTTTTTGGTAATATAGAGGCTTAAAGGTGGGATTTTCAGGGCGAAGTTCTATGCTGTTTTCGGTTTTATAAATTCGCTTGAGGGTTGCCTCATCGTCAATGAGTACCGCTGCTATCTCTCCGTTCTCAACTTCCGGCTGTTCTCTTATGAACACTATGTCGCCGTCAAAAATGCGTGCGTTTATCATACTGTCGCCTTTGCACCGTAAAGCAAAGGTGCCTTTTGCTTTTTCGGGCATATTTATGTAGTCCTCGATATTTTCTTCTGCAAGAATAGGCTCACCACAGGCTATTGTGCCTAATAAAGGAACTTTAACCATTGTAGGTATCGGCTCTATATTTTTGATGTTGGAGAGGTCTGAATCTGTCCAGCCCATTATGTATTCGGCATCAACTCCCACAGCTGCTGCTATTGTTTGAATTGCGTCTATTGGTATTTTTGCGGTAATACCATTAGCATATCTTTGTAGCGAAGATCTCGATATACCGGTTAGTTTCTCTAATTCAGCATATGAATATCCGGAATTCAGGATACTTTCTTTTAAACGTTTTACTATATTGCTAATTTCTTCAGAATTAGAAGCCGTTTCTCTTTCCATAGGAGTATTATCCAAACCCATAAGCCAAGCTTCACTTACATTTAATGCCTTAGCTATTAAATGCATGCGGGTTTGTTTAGGCTTAAATTTTCCCGACATATATTGGCTCATAGCGGATTTAGGTATTTGCGTTCTTTCGCATAATTCAGTTTGAGTTATACCTTTTAACTCCATAGCTTTTAATAACTGTTTATAAAATTCAGCCATATGTTTCACCTCATTTTCATTATATTAACATACAAATCTCAATTTTGCAATAGTAAATCCAAAATAAATTAAAAAATATCTCAAAAAAGGGTTGACTTTTGTAAATTGTTAAATTATAATATAATTATCTCAAAAGTGAGATAAAATAAGGGGGTGAATATAAATATGGTAAATACAAAAGAGCTTAAGGCTGCTATTGCAAGAGCAGGTTACACGCAGGCAGAAGTTGCAGAAAAAATAGGTATTTCTTCCTACACTTTTGGTAAAAAAGCTAAAAATAAAAGTAAATTTGATGTGGTGCAGGCTACTGAAATTTGCAATATTTTAGGCATTCATGACAGAAAACAGAAAGCCGCTATTTTTTTAGTTTAAACATCTCAAAATTGAGATAGACAAATTAACAAAAAAACTGAATAGAGTGCATTCCTATTCAGCTTTTGTCTAAATTTGTTTACTCAAAGTTTCTTGCAGGTTTTCACCATATACCAATGCACGATATATTTCTATGAGAAGTGTTGCCACTTTAGCAGTTTTAGTTCTGCAGAGATGCCTATATGCTGGCAACATTTTAGGAATACTTGTTAAGGTGGACTATTTACGAGTGTCACTCTGAAGTTTAACGTGGTTCAGCACTTAACGCCTTAATAGTTGTTACATTTAACCAGTTTTACATGCTTTGGTACCATGATTGCAACCTTAAATAAAGAGAACAGGCAAAATCAAAAGTTTGGTCAAAAAGACCAACTCCTTCCTCCGCCTTATAGGCTACTTTGATTATACAAAAATATTTGTATTTTGTCAATGTTTTTTCACATTTAGGGCTTTTAGACAGCAGAGAACAGCGTGAGGAGGTGATTTATATGGCTAACACTCATACAGATGAAATTTTTAATGTGTACGGCACACTTGACAACCTTAACAAACGAATGAAAATCGTTGAGGAAAAAGTGCCTAATTACACGGCGGATATGCTTGAAGTTTACCGAAATCTCGGTGCTCTTACAAAGCGTATCGCAGAACTTGAAAAAGTTCTTGCCTAACAGCAGAAAACAGCGTAAGGAGGTGAGAAGATGGGAGGAAAAATGATTGGCAACTATGCAAATGACGGAACACTTTATATATCTGCAACAAATATTCAGGAGTTTAAATGCCTTATAAATAAGGCAAAAAAACAAGCTGACGAACTGCAAGATACAATTAATCAGCTTGAGTTTTTCAATTTTCATTTTAAGTTTGCGACTGATGAGTAGCTTTTTGTTCTTCAATCATATTTTCAGCTATTGCTACAGAAATATCTGAATCTATAAAAGACACAATAGCATTTATAAATTCGACCAGGTTATCTATATTGTAATCTTTAAATTTTCGCTCGTAATGTGTTTCATCATTACCAAGCCATGAAGAGGCTACAGCTAATTTTTTAATTCTTTTGTTGTCAATATAATCGTTGATACATCTTGATAACGGTGCTTTAACAATTTTATCTTTATCCTCAGGGTGTAACAATATAGCATAATCTTTTACTAAAAATTCTAAAGATTTTCTGTAAGCCATACCTGAAATATCTTTCAAACCATACTGTTCAGAAGCGTATGCTTGGTTATATATGTCGCAAAAATCAGGTGACAAGTCTTTTATGTGTTTAGGAAATTCTCGTTCTTCTGTATTGTAAACAGGCTCAAAACTTTTAAATTCAGTTTTATTGTAATAAGGTCCTATATAGTAATTCCCTAAAAATGTTCTTTCACAATTTTGGCAGAAAAAATGAACAAAAAGATTTGGGTTGGTAAGTTCATCTTCGATATAGTAAGAACTTAAACAAAATGGGTTGCCCGCTTTGTGGCACATGGGGCAACCAGGCGGATATTCGATTTCAAGATTTTTATGGTGTTTTTCATCGTTCAATGATTTACAGTTGTATATGATCTTTCGGATAGTCAAGGACTCCTTTCAGTATAGTATTGAAAATATTGTAACATCTAATTACAAATAATACAACAAAAATCGAGGAGGTGAGGAAAATGGCAAAACTTAAACTTATTGACACAAAGGACAAGTTTCTTCTTGAAATTGACGGAACAGAAATCCCGTATGTTACAAGCTATCAGATTACCCGAACAGTAGGCGATGTGGTACTGCTCAAGCTGGCACTCAGCGTTGCAAATGTGGAAAAGGTTGAAATCGTATCAGACAAAATTACAGAGGATAACAGAGGTGTAAGGCAATAAATTTATAAGGAGGGTATATATGCCAAAATCTAAGAAAACAGTAACCAACTGGGACGATGTCCCACTCTACATAGATTTGCCGTTGCTGGCAACCCTTTGGGGGTTCTCGGTTGATTGTTTAAAGAAAAAAGCACAGTCGGGCGTTTTGCCGGCGGCAAAGATGTTCGGTGAGTGGAGAATATCTAAAGAGGACGCAAAGGCTTACTTCGAAAAGGCTTACAACGAAACGCAGGAGGGAATAAAAAAAGATGGAAGTAATTATCAACAAATCTAAATCGTATTCGTTTAAGGATGTTGAAATCGGAGATGTGTTCTCTGATGATTTAGGACGCTTTATGATGAAAGTATCATACGAAACAGCAATATGTTTAGATGATAATATGGTCTATGGCATTAACAGCAACACAAAATGCTATCTGAGGGACTGTGTGATTATAGAGCGTGAACTGCTCGAAAATCTCAAGAAAGGAGCAAACGGATATGAGTAAGCTTGAAAACTTACAAATCTGCATTAAAGACGGCGAGATTGTAGTATTGCAAGGACTTGACACCGTTACGGCTGAAAGGCTTGAGGACATTTTAAACTATGTTGCAGAAGTCAAGGAAAGCCTTGACAGGCACAAACTCAGCAACAGAGCAACAGGCATTAAGCGTGCGGCTCACAATTGCAAGAAGTTTATTAGGTGCTTAAAAGGTGCCTTATCTGATGAGGAGGTGTAACGGATGACATATCTTGAATTTATAAGCAGGAACGGTCACATATGTTCAGAAAGCGAATTTGAAATTGCAAGAGCACAAGCAAAGAATAAACTTGCAGTTATAGTAAATCGTTTTGGTGATGCAAATGGTTTGAGACTGAAAAGTGATTATTTAAATCAGCTTGTACTTGAAGAAATTAGAGCTGAAAGGTATTCATCAACAATGTTTGATTTGTTTAGTTGCAAAAGAATATCCCACATTGCGTGAGCCTTGCAATGTGGGATAAGAACTAAAGAAATTTAAACTACTATTATTATATCACAAACAATAAAAAAATCAATAGTAGGAGGATGAAAATATTGCAGTCATGTGATATATGTTTGAGTTCGCCCTGCAAAGCTTCTTGCCCGAATGCCCCAGAGCCTCCTGTAATGGGTCATTGCAAAATGTGCAATGACGAACTTAGATACGATTACAATTATTTTAGAGATACAAACGATGATATTTTCTGCTCTCGCGAATGTGCTGACGCATTCCACGGGATTACAGAGGAAGAATGGTCATCAGACGATATTGAAGAAGGAGATTATTATGACTAAGATTATTGGACCAGTTAATTTACTTGAAACATCCGACGAGGCTGATGAGGTTGCTATTCAGCCTACCGAGGTTACAGAAACCGAACCGGAGCAGCTTATTGTAGTTGAGCAAGTTCCTGTTATTATCGAAAGACTTGAATCTGTTAAGTCAGTAATCGAGGAGAAAGTTGAAACTGCTTGTGCAATGATTTGTACAGACGAAAATTACAAAGAGATAAAAAAACTTCGTGCTTCACTTAATAAAGAATTTGCTGAATTTGAAAACCTTAGAAAAACTGTTAAATCAGAGATAATGACGCCTTATGAACATTTCGAGAAGGTCTATAAGGAATGTATTTCAGGACCTTACAAGAAAGCTGATGCAGCTTTAAAAAGTAAAAATGAAGCTGTTGAGCATGGATTGAAAAGAGAAAAGTATGAGAAGTCAAAGGCTTATTTTGACGAATACTCACAGGCTCTCGGCATTGACTTTATAAAATTTGAGCAGGTCGGTTTAAACATAACTATGACAGTGACTTTAAAGAAGCTAAGAGAAAATATTAAAGCTTTTCTTGATAAAGTTATGGACGATTTGAAACTTATTGCTACGCAGGAACACAAGGACGAAATATTGTATCACTACAAAAAAGTTGATGGTATGACGTTTCTTAATGCAAGCAAAGCAATAACACTTGTAAGTGAAAAATTCAAGGCTATTGAGGCAGAACGAGTACAAGCAGAAGCTGAAAAAGCAGAGCGTGAGAAAGCAGAACTTAACGAGCAAGCAACATTGAACGAATATGAACCGTTCGAGGCAAATGTTGCAGTAGAAGTAGCTCCACCGGAAGAAAAAACACATATTAATCAAACCGATGAAAAAGTATTTTCTCTTACATTTACAGTATATGGTACTAAAACGCAGCTTAAAGATTTTGCAATAGCAGTTAAAAAGTTAATCAACGAAAGGGGATTAAGATATGAGTAATTATAACATTCAGAATCAGATTCAGCAGAGAAAACCAAAATTTTCAGCCATGCTCCAGACAGTGGCTTTTCAGAAAAGCCTTTCAAATTCAATGAAAGACCCGAAGGAAATCCAAAAGTTTACGGCGGCTATCACATCTGTGGTAAGCACTAACCCGGCACTCGAAGAATGTGATGCTGGAACAATTCTTTCAGCGGCACTTTGCGGACATTCGCTCGGGTTGCCACCATCACCACAGCTCGGACAGTATTACATGGTTCCGTTTAAGGACCGTAAGAACAATCGTACAACAGCAACATTCGTTCTCGGTTATCGTGGCTATATTCAGCTTGCTATCCGTTCAGGACAGTATAAGAGACTTAATGTGGTGGAAATCAAAGAGGGAGAACTTCTCAATTGGGATCCGCTTACAGAAGAAATTACAATCAAAATGATTGAAGATGAAACAGAGCGTGAAACAGCTGAAACAATCGGATACTATGCTTATTTTCGCTATGTAAACGGCTTTGAGAAAGCTCTTTACTGGAGTAAGGATAAGATGAAACAGCACGCAATGAAGTATTCAGCCGGATATGCAAATGATATCAAGAAGGGTACAAGCTATACATTTTGGGCAAAGGATTTTGATGCAATGGCTAAAAAGACGATGCTTAGACAGCTTATCAGCAAATGGGGCGTTATGAGTGTTGAAATGCAGACAGCGTATGAATCTGACAATCATATTATCAATGCCGACGGTACTCCAGATTACGAAACAAATACAATGATTGATGCAGATGTACCTTCTGATGTAACATTACCAGAACCATCTGAACAGCAGACCGATGATGAAGCTTTCTCAATTGATGATCTTGCAGAGTGAGCAAGATGATTGATTTAGATATTATTAGTACAGGCTCTAAAGGCAACGCAGTCTTTCTTGGTGGTCAGACCTTAATTGATTGCGGAGTGCCTTTTAGCAAACTTGTTGATGCGAAAGTTGTTGATAAGATTAAGTATATTTTCCTAACTCATCAACACAGAGATCATTGCAATATTGCAACCATTAAGAGACTTATTAACGAACACCCCCTAATTAAGATAATCTACCCAAATTATCTGTGCAGACATTTTAGTGATTTTGAAACCCCCTTTCTGATAAAAAGTTCGTGTATAGTTACTGAGAGCAAATGGTACACAATAGGCAATATTACATTTTCAGCTTTTCCGTTAAGACACGATGTGCCTAATGTAGGCTGGAAGCTCTACTTTCGCACTCAACAGGGGATATATAAAGTCATATATGCTACCGATACTGCGGATATATCTCATATCGTAGCTAAAAATTATGACTTGTATCTTATCGAGGCTAATTTCACTCAAGATGAAATTATTAATCGAATAAAAGATAAGAGAATGAATGGTCAATATGTGTACGAGGAGAGAGTTCTTCGTACACATTTGAGCAAAGAAAAATGCGATGAATGGTTGTATCAGAACATGAGTGTCAACAGTGCTTATGTTTATATGCACCAACATGAGGTCTTATTATGATTACATCAGCAAATATAGTGGCATATGACGGCTACAACTTAATAGTAAGACCTCGTGACCGCATTGGCAGAGAACTTTCACAAAAACAGGTCAACGAGGTTGAAATAAGAATAGTTGACGGTAGAGAAATATCTGCCGAACAACGAAGAAAAATATACGCAGTAATCAGAGATATTGCATTCTGGTGTGGTGATAATCCGGAATGGATAAAGGAATACTTCAAATTTAACTTTTGTGGTGAGTTTGGAATAAAGTATTTCTCCTTGGCAGACTGCGAAAAAAGCGTAGCAAGGGATTTCATAAGCTATCTGATAGACTTTTGTTTTTATCAGAACATCGGTACAAGAGATACCTTGCTTAATGTTACAGATGATATTGGTAGATATTTATATAGCTGTCTTGAAAATCGTAAGTGTGCGATATGCAATGCTCCCGGCGAAATTCATCATGTTGATAGAGTTGGGATGGGCCGAGACAGGGAACAGATAGTTCATATAGGACTTAGAGCCATCTGCCTTTGCAGAAAACATCACGATGAAGCACATTGGCATGAAAAAGAACTGTTTGAAAAGTATAAAATCTATGGCATAGAACTCGACGAGTATCTCTGTAAAAAACTCAAACTCAATACAAAGGAGTGATGTAGTGAATGGCTGGACAACCAAAGCGAGGGTTAGACTTCGCCGGTTGGGATGTTCACATGTTCGATGACGATGAGAGATTTGATGTGCTTATCGATGCACAAGGATGGAACGGCTTTGGAGTGTTCTACTTCATATGCACGAAAGCATATGCCACTAATGGTTATTACTATGAATGGCGAGAAGAAACCAGTGCTGCCACGATAGCAAAACGAATGAGCGGTGGAATTAAATCAGATACAGTAAAGCAAGTAGTACAACTTTGCTTACGAATTGGGCTGTTTGACAATAGGCTGTTCGATAGGGAGAGAGTACTAACAAATAAAATGATGCAAGAAAGATATATGTACGCTATCGAAAAACGCTCTAAGCGAGGTCGCACAATTAATAGAGATTATTGGCTTTTGAAAAAAGATGAAACAAAGGCTTATATAATTATACCCGAAAATGAGCATAATCTCTCCGAAAATGAGCATAATCTCTCCGAAAATGAGACAAAGGAAAGTAAAGTAAAGAAAAGTAAAGTAATTATTAATAATAATTATACGGTGCCGTCTGCAGAAGCAGCCAACACCGTTGGTGAATGTTTTATATCCTTACCATTGAATGATAAGAGTAAATACCAAGTATCTGTTTCCGACATACAACACTACAAGGAACTATATCCTGCTGTTGATGTTGAACAGCAGTTGCGTTCAATGCTTGGTTGGCTGGAGGCTAATCCGAGCAGAAGAAAAACAAAGAACGGTATTAAAGGTTTTATTACGAAATGGCTTAATAAAGTTCAAGACAGAGGAGGAGTGGGCTATGGATCCAATTCAATCGATAATATCAAGAATACTGTCCCCACAGCGAGCGGAGGAAATTATCCAACGGGCGAAAAAGTCTTCTGAACAGACTCCAAGAGAACGAGCAGAGCAAGAAGCAAAGGTGTTTAATTCAACAATCGGAAAGCTTACAGGATATGACTGCGAAAAGTGCAAAAATCGAGGTTATATTTACATCGTGAAAGAAGATGAAGACCCTTTTGGACAACAAACATTTCATGTAGTTGCTTGCAAATGTGACTGCTTGAAAATCAGAGATGAAGTTCATAGAATGCAGAACAGTGGGTTACAGAAACTTCTTAAGAGATATACATTTGACTCTTACAAAGTGACATCTGAGTGGCAAGAATTTGTTTTAAGAGAGGCTTGCGAATATGTACGAACCTGCAAAGGATGGTTTTTCTTTGGTGGTCAACCGGGTTGTGGTAAAACACATTTATGCACAGCTATGGTCGGAAAATTGATACGCAATGGCAACGCTGCAAAATATATGCTATGGCAAGATGATATTACAAAGATTAAACAGGTTTCGAATAATGCAGAGGTCTATGAAACACTCATTAATTCATATAAGCAGGCAGAAGTGCTTTACATAGATGACTTCTTTAAAACTCGCAGAGGTGATTTTGTATCGACAGCGGATGTCAATGCAACTTTCAAAATAATAAATTACAGGTACAATGAAGAATTACCTACAATCATAACATCTGAATTATCACTTGAACAAATTTCGCAGATTGATGAGGCTCTTGGCAGTCGTATTGCAGAAATGGCCGAACATAAAATTTTTATAAAGCCAGACAAATTTAAAAATTACCGTTTCACGAAAGGGAGTGTAAACGAATGAATAAACGAGGTTGGTATGATGAAATGTGGAATCCGATAACTGGTACACCAATTATTTCATCAGACAAGATTAAGTCAAGAATAAAAAGTCATTGTTGCCGTTTTTCGGGTGATGTGAGATACAACTTATCACATGAAGACAAATATAAATTATTTTCAGAAGGTTATTATGAACTTGATGAGCCGTTTAAGTCTTATAGCACAGATAAAAATTTTATTATGGCTCCGTTTGGTACAAATCCAACGCTTCATAAATATCGTTTTAACACGCCGTCAGAGCGTTATTTAACCGGCAGAATATTATTTGTTAACCCGTTTGCTGATACATTTTTAATGCCTCACGAATGGCTTAAACAAGTATTTACAATTTGCAGCGAAAATCCTAATCATACTTTTGTTTTCACAACAGACACCCCCGAAGAATTTTGTAAATTTATATGTGAGAATATGATACTTATAAGCGAAAATATTTGGTTTGGATATGAATTCAATGCTGAAACAATGAATGTAATCAAAATGAACTACCTTAAGTTGAATTCAGGACATTTATTTTTAAAACTCAATAAATGGACAGCGAAAACAGTTACATTACTTGAGAAATTTTTAAACGAATATCCTGAATTTGCTCCCAAACCTGAATGGATTTTAGTTGATGACAAGCAAGTTAAGAAGTCTAACTTATCGATGAAACTTATAGCGATAGCTGCTCAATTTAAGTTACCAATTTATTTCAACACAAAGCGGGAAGATTTGCCCCACGATTTGCCTAAAGAACTGACAAGGCATAATGTATCGGAAGGAAGAAAAAACCTAAGGTGGGGCAAATGTGGCCGTTGTAGAAAAGAAAAACCTAAGAACGAAATGTTCCGAATTGGTGTTACTAAAGGCAGAAATTGCAGTTCAACCATTCTCGGATTTCTGTGCGATGAATGCTATGATAAATTCAAAAAGCAATTTGAAAACTGAGGCACAGGAACAGGCAGAACTTATTAAATGGGCAGAGAATTGTGTGTTGAAGAAAATACATCCTGAACTTGAAATGTTATACGCTGTTCCAAACGGAGGGAAGAGAGATAGAATCGAGGCTGCACATCTTAAGTTGCAAGGAGTTAAAGCGGGAGTACCTGACTTATGTTTGGCCGTACCAAAAGGGAAATATCATGGATTATATATTGAACTTAAAGTTGGCCGAAACAAAACATCGGAACATCAAGATAAGTGGTTATGCAATTTATCTCAAAATGGATATGCAGTCAAAGTTTGTTATGGCTGTGTGTCTGCAAAACAAGCAATCGAAAGATATTTGAAGTTAGGTGAGTACAAATGAATTTGAATACTTGTTGCAAATGTAAAAATCAATATAATCCATACAGTATAAGAAATTGCCCATATTCTAAACAAGGATTATATGTATGTGTCTATTGCTGCAAAAAATGTCCGTATTCAGAGCAGATAGGTACTGGCTGGTGTTGTAGGTATACAAATGAGACGAAATTGGACAACAGAAGAAGTTGAGTATTTAACATCTGCGTGGGGGAATGTTAGTGTAAAAAACATTACAAAACATTTATCACGCTCTGTTTATTCGGTACTTAACAAAGTTAATAAATTAAAGCTTGGAACTTTTCTGAGCTGTGGAGAAAGATATGTAACTTTATCATATTTGAGCGAAGCTGTTTATGGTAATCAAAGTAGCGGAGGTTACATCAAAATTTCTTGGGCACAAAATAGAGGTCTTCCTCTACATACGATTTGCAGGCAGAAAGAAAAGTTTGAGGTAGTTTATATTGATGAATTTTGGGAATGGGCATACAAGAATCAGAGCTTTTTGAATTTCTCAAAATTTGAAAAGTATTATCTTGGTGTAGAACCTGATTGGGTTGATAAAAAGCGAAGAACTGATATAAGGCACAGCCATAAATTTATTACATCACCTTGGACTACTGTTGAAGATGAGCGACTTAAGAAATTTCTTGCTGAACATAAATATAGCTATAGAGAATTATCGATACTGCTTAATAGAACGGAAGGAGCAATACAGAGAAGAATATTAGACCTTGATATTAAGGAGCGACCAGTTAAGGCAAATAATCACATAAAGTGGACGGCTGAAGAATTTAAGAAGCTTGGTGAAATGATTAAATCAGGCTATAAGTATGAAGAAATGTCAGATGTGCTTGGCAAATCTGTTAAAGCTATCAGAGGTCGAGTATTTGACTATTACTTGACTGAAAGGCTTGATAAGGTAAGAGCATACATTGGCAATGGTCAGTTTGGCGATAATCTTCCGGACAGGACGATTAAATACAAGAGGTTTATGTCTGATGAGGACAAGGAGAAGGTAAAAGTCTTGTTATCTATGCTTGCAGGTGAAATTAAATGTGTTGCGAAAGAGAACTCAAATGTTGAGAGTGAGTACGCAGATTTCTGGCAGAAGGAATATTGCACACACTGGGACAGCGTCAAAGGCTGCACGGCAAACGAAAAAGACTGTGACAGCTGCACATCATTTAATAGAATAGAACCACAATTCTGCAAAAGATGTGGAATTACCTTTTATGAACGAAAAAGTAATGACATTTGCAAGGACTGCAGAGCTGCGAGAATTAAGCAAGCACAGAGAAAATATGCGATATTAAATCAAAAAGGAGTGTGATATAGATTGCCGACAAGAAAGCATATATCAAAATCTACAAGACTAAAAGTTTACGAAAAATACAACGGTCATTGTGCTTATTGTGGTTGTGAACTTGCGTTAAAGGAAATGCAAGTTGACCATATACAGAGCGTGTATTGGTATGACGGTGCAAACGATATTGAAAATTATAATCCTGCTTGCAGAATGTGTAATTTTTATAAATCTACAATGTCGGTTGAAGATTTTAGAGAGCAATTAGGTAAAATACTATCAAGACTGGAAAAGGTTTTTATTTTTAGATTAGCTAAGAAATACGGCTTAATCAGAGAAATAAAAGAACCTGTAATATTTTATTTTGAAAAAGAAAATTTTAAAAAAGTTGTGGATTTTGAGCCTAAAAAGCCTATTAAATCTGATGTACAGGAGATTAAACACGCAAAGTGGGAAGAAATCCGAGATGCCTACGGGCAACTTGAAGGATGGATTCATATTGAGTGTGGTAGAGAGGTAAAAATTAAAGAGAATTATTGTCCGAGTTGCGGTGCGAGAATGGATAAGGAGTGAGCAAGAATGAAAGCCCATATAACTAAAGAACCTGCTGACAAAAGGAGAACAGGCAAAATGACAAATTTTGAAAATATTACAATTGAAAAGGGAATGTATCAGCAGAAGGGCAAGACACTTACAGATGTACTTGAAACTCTTGACCCGTCGGAAAACTATAAGGGTACGACACTTTCAAATCTTGACGCTTTTTCAAGACAGCTCAAGCGTTTTGGCATTAAGGTGAACGGCAGCGGCAGTGACTGCGTGGAAAAATTCTTCCAATCCTCGGACTCGGCGGCACTTTTCCCCGAATATGTCAGCCGTGCGGTAAGACAGGGTATGGAGAGAGCGGATATTCTCCCGCAGATTGTGGCTACTGTTACAAATATTGACGGTATGGATTACATAAGCATTGAGTCCGATATGACAGACGATGACAAGACTTTAAAGCCTGTGGGCGAGGGCGCTGTAATTCCGCAGACAAAAATCAAGTCAATGAGCGTTGAGGATATGGCGGAAATGTTGCTTGATGAAAGCGAGGTGGAAGAATGACATCAAAAGAGACTATGTATAAAGCAATCAATACATACGGTGTGGAAAATCAGATGATAAAGACGGTCGAAGAGTTGTCTGAATTGTCGCAGGCTTTGTGTAAAAGCATTGTAAGATTAAATTATACTAAAGAAAAAACATCACTTGTAGATGATTTGAAATCTGTTGATAATATCTTTGAAGAAATTGCAGATGTTGAGATTATGCTTGAACAATGCAAGATAATGTTTCAATGCGATAAAGAAGTAAACGAATGGAAACAGAAAAAGATTGAGAGGCTTGAAAAAAGACTGGAGGGTGAAAATTAATGACACTTGACGAATTAAAAGCTGAAATATCTGAACGCATAGAAAGTGAACAGGACAAGTTGGACAGTCTTAACAACAGAAAAAGTCGAAAGGACAGAAACTATTACATAAGCGAGGGAATGTTGATTGCATTTCAAATTGTGGCTGATTATCTTAATGATTTGGAGGTTTTGGAATGAAAGCAAGAGTGCCGATGAATTTCAAGCGCGAAGCGAAAAAAGAAATTCTCAGACTTGTTAATAACGAATACAACAAGGTCCGTGATGAAGAAAACAAAGGATTAACACGCAGACTTTTCAAAACAATGCTTTTTGTGTTAAATCAGGAGTTTGGATTTGGCCATAATAGGCTTATGAAAGCATTTGAAGAAATGACTAATGTTATAAACCATTCTAACGAAGATGAGGTGTTCTGGGAACACCTCGATAGGCAGGTAATCGACAACCTTAAAATTCCGCTTGAACGTGATTATACAGAAAAAGGCAAAGTTGTGAATAAATAAAACGAGCAAAAAGAAATTTAAACAATCTATCTTAAAAAGGAGATTGTAAAATGAGCGACAATGTTGAAATCCTTATCAAAAAAGCAGCAGAAACTGCTGCTAAAGTTGCCCTTAAAACATACGAGGATAAGCAAAGAGCAGAAATGAAAGCAATTAATGACCGCAAACTTCATAATACAAAGATGTTGCTTAACAATTATCGATTATTGAGCGAGCATGTCGATAATGCTACATACAAGAGAGACCAGATTGATACAGCAGAGGCTATTAATTGGATTAACGAAATGTATGATCCGAATAATCAGGCTGATGTTATCGTTAACAGCATTAAAAATTCTGCTCTCAAGACCAGAATAATGGTTGCACACATTAACAAGATGTTGAAAATTTATGAACTGTATTGCAACTCAGATAATTCACCGAAAATGATACGCCGCTTTGAAGCTTTACACGGCAGGTACATTTCAGAAAAGAGAGTATGTTATGAAAAAATAGCCGAAAAATGGAATGTTGATGTTCGTACGATTCAGACGGATGTAAATGAGGCAATAAACGAGTTCTCGGGATTGCTGTTTGGTGTGGATTGGCTTAATAAATATCAAATTTTATGAAATAAAATTTATAAATTGTATATTATGGTAATGTGAAATACAGTAATACACATTACAAAAATTATAACCTATGGTTATAAAAATATTGATTTCCTTGATTTTATGTAGTATAATATATGTACCAAAGCTGTACAAATCAATGTAACTTTGGTATGCAAGGAGGAATAACTATGAGAGATATTGATCATTGACGGCTTAAGGGGTTGAAATTACAGGATGTGGTACGAAAGCAATTGGTTTGTCGGAATAATATCGGGTTTGATTTCGTCAGCTTGTTTCTTTATGATATTGTTTTTTATAAAACCAAAAATTATAGTGTCCAATTCTATTTGTAAAAGCACTAATGAAAATGGCGAAACTATATATAAAGTCAAGATAGTCAATAAGACGCGTTCTATGCTTGTTGATGTGAATTATTCTTTGTTTTATAAAACTATTCATGATGACGGAATAGATTCTCTAGTAGAAATAGAGCCTTATAAATCTCCTCTAAAATATGTTTCACAATATAATACATCAGAGAGTAAAAGTGACGATTATGCTGTTAGAATTACATATTTAATTAAAGAGGAAGATTTTCCGATAAACGATAACACACGATTAGTTTTTAGTTTTATGGCAAGTCATCAGACAACAGGCACTACTAAGGCTATATCGAAGGAATATTCAAAAAAAGAAATAAAAGAAGGTCTTTTTGAAACAGGTGTTTCCACAAAAATTTTGGAAAAAAGATGA